TCAGTTGACAAAATGTTTGCCAATTCAGTTTCTGCAGAAAGACCATGTACCGCTTTAAGGTCTTGAGCTAATTCAATAGTATACTCAGCTTTAAGAGCACGAGACTTTGCAGTCACAGTAGTCTTATCGATTGAGAATGCCATTTCAGCAATTGCGTTACCAGTATTACCTAGAGCTTCAGCCGCTCCTGTAGATAGCCCCATTCCTGGAGTATAGTCATCTACAGAGTCACCATCACCTGAGTCACCTGCGAAAGGATTATCAGAAGCAGTGCCAGAACCAGAACCACCACCCGAGAAAGCTGTAGCAGCTTCATCGAATAACGCTTCATCGCCACCCTGAGTAGTATAACGGCTCTTCATAGCAAAGATTAGACCAGTAGGACCAGTCATTGGCTGTACGCCAACCAAATCGAATGCCAAAAGAGCAGGAGTTGCACGTCTTACTAAGCTAATTAGGACTGGGTCCCAATTATCAACGCCACCGCCAGTTTTATTAGCTGCGACCTCAGTAATTTGAGCTCTTTCCTGTGCAAAAGCTTTTTCCTGATTTTCAAGAACTACCGCTGTAACTGCACGTCTATGAGGATCTGCAATTTTGCCGGCATCTTGTGAATCAAGTACAGGAGCCCATTTTTCCTGTAATTGTATTTGATTAATTTCTTCCATTTAATTCTCCTATGGATTAATTAAGTTCGCGAGATTGCGTCCAAGTAAGCCTGCATTGTATCAGACACTTCTTGGTTTTCTTGTGAATCCTCGGTAATTGCGTCCACTTCTGGAGCATCTTTTGCCGGGGTATCTTTATTAAGGTAAGATTCCTTAATTGTAGCTACTTTAGTTGCAAAACTTTCATTATCATCAGCTTCAATAGCTTCTGTCAATTCAGTTAATTTTGCAGTTTCAGTTGCGGCCAAACCTTTACATGCTTCACGGATTATGTCTTGTCTTTCATAAGCTTTAACTTTTTCTGACAATTCCATAGCCTTTTCGGTTGCATCATTTAATTGAGTTTTAGCATCTTTAGCTTCTTCAGATAGGGAATCTAAAATATCTCCCGCATCTTCTGGAACATTGATGTGATGCTCTTTAAATAATTGACCTAGTGAATTAATAAATGATTCAGTGATTTCAGATTTTAAAGAATGCTCAATTGCAACTTCATTATCTTTCATCCAGTTTTCAACGACATACGTTAAGTATCCGTCTACTTTGTCAACCAAATCTTCTTTAATAGCTTCAACTTCTCCAGCCAAATCAGAAGCATATTGCTCTTCCAATCTTGCTGTTTCAGCATTTACTTTTGAATTTAATGCAGCTTCAAAAATTGTAGATGCTTTCTCTTTAAAGCCTTCAGACAATGTGTCCTCGTCTTTAACTAGAGCTTCAACGTCTTCCTTAAATTTGCCTTTCTTTTCAACCACATCACCTTCAGAACCGTCGTCAGCTTTCGCTTTCTTCTTTTTCAGTTTGTCAGCTTTGTTATCTGGTTGATCTTCCTTGCCACCTTTAAGGTCACCTTCGTCATCTACAGTCTCTTTCTTGGATTTTTTACTTTCCTTCTTAGACTTACTTTTTTCTTCTACATCTCCTTCGTCTTCATCATCCTCGTCTTCATCTTCATCGTCATCCTCAAGCTTAGCTTTCGCTTTAGCTTTTTCGGCTGCTTCAAAGATTTCGTCAAGGCCTTCTTTTGACATTTCTGTCAAAGAAGCTTTAATTGCTGATACTGTACGAGCTGCTGTTAGAGGAGCTTCTGGAATATCTAATTCTTCAGCTTCTACTTGCGTATCCTCAACAATAACCTCGTCTATAGTTTCTTCAACATTTTCGTCTTTAACTTCAGACATTGTTTTCTCCTTCTAGAGATTATAGTTTAGAGAGGAAATGCTCAAATCCTGCAGATTGCTGCTCTTCTGAGTACAATTCAGGTTTTTTCACTTCTGTCTCACCTTTATCAATAAGTTCAGCATAATAATGACCGTGACCATCCGATTCCCAATTAACACCTTCCATAATGCCATTTACAAATGCATTAGGTGCTGATGGGTCCTGAACAATATCAATTGTGTTAAGCATGAAATCATCCCTAACGTAATTGGCACCGTCTTTAAAATCCAAACTTCCCATACCACGACTTGACACTCCTAATTGAACACCACCTTCGACAAGACCTTTAACAATCTGTCCCATAGGGGTATCTAATATAAGTGCTTTTCCTAACACGTTATTACCGTCCCATTTGAGTTCGGTAATTCTGTGTGAAACTTTATCTAAATTAATGGCAGGACTTTCAGGGTGGTTTAATTCTCCCACTGCCCGTCCTGTAATTACTTGCTCATTTACAAATTGGTCAACAGCTTTAGTTAGAACTTCCCTGGTATAAATTCTACCATTTTTATTTTTGTTCTCTGCTTGCATAAAGATACCTTCTAAGAAAGTACTCTTTTTGCCGTTTTTACCCTCTTGGATTGAATAACCAAGTGAGTGATCTGTATATTCTGCAATTAGTTTCATTTATGCTCCCATTAAATTGATGAAATCTTTTAGAGAATCCTCAGCATCTTTCACTGACTTATATTTGTCAAGCTTTATGCCATCAATATACAAATTAAATTTATTTGTAATGACTGCTGTAGTTTTCTTCTTCTTTCCAAGTTTGGTTAATTCCTTGGCTACCTTTTCACCTGAGGGTAACTTTAATTTAGCTTCTATTACTTCGTTAAATGATTCTTTAAACGTTAACATCTGTTGCTTCTTCCCCTTCTGTCTCCACAGCAGGCGGTTCATCGACTGCCGGAGTATCATTAGATGCTCCATACATCTTTGAAGCAACTTCTTGTTTATGATTATCTAACGCACCAAGTATTTTATCTTTCATAATACTATTAAATGTATTATTACTCTTCTGTGCGTCACCCTTTTTTATATTATTAATTAAATTTCTCGTGCTCATAATCTTTCTGTATCTTATTTATAAAATTGTTTATTTCCAGTATACTTTTTGTATACATTATGTATTATATTGTAGATTTTGCCAAGTCTGCAGCAATATCTCCTGGCTTAAGTGGATCTTTCTTATTATCTTTTTGAATTTGTTTAATTTCATCATCAGATAATTTAAGAATATTACGGCGTATCCATGATTTAGACCAGAACATACCAATATATTCGTCCATCATTTGTACCATTTCTATTCTTTCTTTAAGAATTTCTGAATCTTTAAGTTCAGCATAATAATTATCCCGTGAATATTCAATATTAATACCTTCTCTTATTTCTTTCCATTCACCTGGTAAAATAACTTTTTTAAGTATTAATTGTCTTTTAAGTGCTTCATAGAATAAATTTGAAAATTTGTTACGAATTCTGTTTATAAATTTTTGGAATTTAAGCTCATCACGAGTAATTTCTGAGGAACGTCCTATTGAGAATGCATCAGCTTCAGTTAAACGTGACATTGGTATGTTTAAAGCCTTATATAACTTCTGTTGGAAATACTGTATATCTTCAATTTCACCAAGGTTTTGTCCACCTGGGAGAGTAGATATTTCAGTACCTCTACCACCTTCTCTACGAGGTAGCCAAAAGTCTTCCATAACATTACGATGAACTTTTTCATCTTTAAGATTACCAGTTGTTGGGTCATATACTATTTTATTACGATACCTATTCATAGTATTCTGGAGGTATTCCTCAGCCTTACCTTTAGGTAGGTTACCAACATCTATATAAAATATACGTCTCTCCGGTGCTCTCGAAATCCTGTAAATGACAAGAGAGTCTTCCATCATACTTAATTGATTTAAAGGTTTAAGTGCTTTTTGTAAATTACCAATGACCTTATTACGTTCTTCATTTAATAGACCTGAATTAACTTGGATAATAGCATCTGTATTAATTCTTAAGCCTTCCCCTTGTTGACCTAAAGCTTCATCTTGAAATACATAATATTCCTTACCCTCTCTAGTAAGATCAGCACCAGTCTTAGGGTCTCTAACCTTTTCAACTTCTTTAACTTTACGAATTTTAATAGGGTCTATTTGTCTTAGTTCAAATATACCATTTTGAGGCTTACCTTCTTCAAGTATAACATGAAAAAATAATCGACCATCTATATACCAACGTCTAAATAAATCGTATGCTACACCTTTAAAATTAGTTATAGTAAGAACTCTATTAAATTCTTCTTGAATTAAATCTTTAATACCACCATTTTGTTCAAGTTCATCAAGATTTAATGAGACGATAACGCCACTTTCTTCAGTAATAGCTTCATTACATATGTCCTCAATCGCCATATCCACTTCTGGATATGAAGATATCGTACGATATTTCATTATTAGTTCTTTATCGTTTTGAAATTTATCCCCTTGCAAATCCATATACTGGCCAAAATATCCGCCAGTGGGGTTGATTTCAAACGCACCGTCCTCGCTATCAGTTACAAACGAGACTGGTTTTTTTTCTTCTGCGGCTTTTCTTGTAAAACGCCACCCAAATAAACTATTTCTATCTTCTGCCATTTAATATCCTAAAAAATTAGTACTTAAAATATTATTTATAACACTTAGAAAAGAGTGCCTTTCGGCACTCCTTATGTTATTATGATAAATTTACAGATTGTTTAATCCAGCTAAGCCAGAAAGCATCTGACCAATACTAGTATTACCTAATAAACCAGCAATATCAGTACCACCATCATTTCCAGTAGCTCCAGCAGATGTCCAATGCATGATTTGGAATTCAACACTGAATTCTTCAATCGTGCTTTCTGCACCATAATCCAACTCAATAGCACCTAACGCTGTTGGCCAACAATTATGCATGACATATTCCCTTTGAGGTTCACCCTTTTTATTAAGTTGTGTGACTCTCATTTCAGCCATATAATCAGATGGTTTTATCGCACCAGTATTAGTTACATGGTCGTTTATAGCACTCATCCATTGTTCAAAAGCATTACGTATTTTAAAGTCATTATCGTTAATTATAGTAACTGACCAAGGATCGAATGTTCTATCCCCAGCTACCATTAATTTACGACCCCTAAAAGGAACCTCAATATTAGCAACTGTACTTCCTGGTAATGAAGCCATTTTAACCATAAAGGAAACGTCTTCATCTGATCCAGGTGAAGTAATTCCTAAACTTGCAGGAAAACCTAATTGTACAAAAAATAAATTAGGTCTTGCACCACCACCTTGTAACTTGGCTTTCATATCATCTACGTTTAAAGTTGTATTTGCCATCTTTAATTACCTCCTGCGACTTCACTAAACTCAACGCCAGTTCTAGTAGCGATAAAGTTAAGTGTGATAAAGTTAATTGAACGTGCAGGTTTAACAAAAATATCAGCAACAAATTTATTGGTATCAATAATATTTCCTGTGTTATTTGTGCCATCACATACTACTTTAAAAGCTGTAATACCACGTCTTCCCTTAACATCTCTTAAGAAAGGCTCAACCATATTTCTAAATTGTGCCCTTGTAAACTCATCATTAAATTCAAATAATGACGCTTTAGATGCATTTGATATTGCTTTTTCCAATACAATAAACAATCTACGTACGTTAATTCTATCGAACGCTGATGGTTTACTTTGTAAAGTTTTATCACCATATAATACTGTACCTGAGCCTGGGAATGTTACAATTGGGTTAATACCCTTTTTATATAACGAATCTCTTGCTGCTTGGTCAGGATTAAACGAAAGCTTAGTAACATTACGTAAGTGACCACGACTAAAACCTGCAGGTGAGAACCAAGCATCTGCGACTAAATCAGCGTTAGCTGTTAGTCCTGCTGTGGTACCTGCTGCGCCAATCCATCGATGTTTATCGCTATATTTATCATATACATATAATGCACCTGAGTCCATAAATCCATAAGACGATGATGTAACAGAAGTTCTATTCGTTAGTTGATTACTTAATGCTGTTGCTTTTGCAATATTTACCGTTTCTGCTCTCGCCGGTGAAACAAAGCCTACTGCATCTTTCCTTGCCCCCGCCATAGCAATAATATCATTAGTAATAACGAGATTATCAGCTCTGGCCATACCTGTATTGGCTTGGAAAATTAAATTTACGTCCACAGTTTCTGCATCAGCAAACATATCATAAGCAGCGGTAGTTTCCCCTGTTGTTAATACATCGTCATCTGCAGCACCAGTAAATTCAGCAAACGCATGGTTAACTCGCGTAAATGCTTGACTTACTGCTGAAGAACCAGCATCTGTTAAAGCTGCTGGATGATTTCCTATGAACACCCATTCTGACTGATTATTAATAACATCTTTATAGTATAAAGATGCACCATCAGCCGCTTTGACGTCACTTGCTTGACTTAAAAATGGATAAGCTTCAAGTACAGTATCAGCTGTACCTGTTATTACACCACTTTTATCATAAATAAGGACGTGAATTTCATCATTTGAGCCACCTACCGCAGCTGCTCCCGCTGATGTTCCCGGCGAACTATCTATATAAGAAGTCCACCAAGTTGACCCTTCAAAACTTGTTGGGTCTGTTGCGAATGCTATACCGATATTATTACCATACGTGCCAGGATAACGAGCTTGTGCCCAGTCTCCGGCTGCAGGGGTTTGTGTATCGAATATATCTTTGTTTTGTGTTAGAATACCAGTACCTGATGCTGTTCCATTCAGTGCTGATGCTCCAACTGCTCTGACAACTTTTAAAGCATTGCCATAGCTTAAAAATTGGGCTGCCTGTAAGACACTTTCATAAACTGTGTCATTAGGCTCTCCAAACGTTTCAACTAATTGCGTTTCACTACTCACGGTAGTTATTTTATCTGCAGGACCCCACTGGAATGAACCAGCCATACCTCCTACAGTAGATGATGTAGACGGAACTACATTAGTTGAATCGATTTCCTTTACCTGTATTCCAGGCGAGACTAGAAATGCCATTTATATCCCCTTGTCATGTTATTTATAAGTTTTCATAATAAGATATTATTCTCAATATACTTATTTATAAATTTCATCCTTCCCAGATCCGCCAACCTTTTCCAAATGGGTGTTCACCACTATCAACATTAATATGACCTACCGGAATGACTTCATCTTGTAATTGCTGAACTTTTTCCTTATATAACATATGTTTTATTCTAACATCTGTTGCTTCTCTAAAAAATGGAGTAGTCGTAAACCAACCAAATAAAACTAAATTCATCATAAGGTCATCGTGGTTAGTACCTTCAGCCTGATATGATGCTCCTTTCGCTACAAATGTACTCATTTCTCGTATAGTATCTTCATCATTTATTTTTAATTTCTTAGTGTTCATTATATCTCTTATATTTGAACAACCCATACGTTTAACTTTTGCAGTCATAGTTACACCAATAGCATTAGCCCTAACCATACTCTCTACAAAGACATTTTCATATTCTAAATCGTAATATAAACCATTAACTACAACTTGACCAGCATCATTTGATTCACATACTACATAACACATATTATAATGTTCAGCATATTTAAGAATTATATCAGGAAATAATAATGGACTCATATTATTATCTCTAAAAATACATACTTGATTAAATGGGTCTACACTCACATCAATAATCGTAAATGTAGAATAATCTTGTCCTCGTCCTCTAGACGTATCAACAAACATTAAATAATTATGGTCTGGTAAAGGTTCCTCATATATTTTTACATTATTTTGTTCTAAAACAGGATGTATTGCTCTTAAAGCTAATAATACTTCAGCAGATATTAATGTATTACCTGTACCATGAAATGAATTACCAAACTCTTGGTCAAATTGCAAAGGGGACGTATTTTCAATGGTTGTTTGTTTCCATGCTTCATCTCTTCCAGGCACATCCCACCAATCCACTCTATATGGCTTAAATTCATTTGTATTTTGAATAGCTCCCTCATATAATTTATGGTACATATTACCTATACCATTAGCAGTGGACGTAATAATAACCTTAGATGTTTTACCACCTGAGATTACTGGATATGTTGAAGTATAAAATTCCGAAGCATTATCCACAAATGCAAACTCATCAAGATATACGAGGTTAAGTGACATACCACGAATAGAGCTCGATGATGTAGCTGATGCTATAAGCCTTGAATTATTGGAGAATGATATGGATTTTTTATTAAGAGCTGTACAACCAGGCTGTAAAAAGAATGGTAAATGTTCTAATATAAGAGTAATTCTACCTAACATTTCCCTAGCAATAACTTCTTTATTAGCGAGGATACCCACTACTTGTTCACCTTTAAATATTACATACCATAAAAGATATGCACAAACGGCAATTGATTTACCACTTTGACGACAAGCAAGAACAATATTAAATCTATGGTCTTCGAAACGTTCAAACATTTCTTTTTGATATGGATATAGATTAAATGGTACTAACCCTAAGTCAAGATGAATTATCTTACAATATTCTTTTGCAAAATATACTGGATCGTCTAAGCATTTTTTATATTCTTTTAATTCTTCCTGTGTCCAGGGGTGTTCAACGTCTGCACCACGGACATTAGGATTACCTAAATACCAATTCTCTGTTTTACTGCTCATCTTCTGTGAAATTTGTGTCCGGTTCTATTACTATTTCCTCACGTAACATCTTCTGTAACTCAGCAGTAGAACCTATAAACACATTATTGTGTGTTATTCCTTCTGTCTGTGCGAGTGCACGTATGTCATCTTTATCAACGTCTTTTTTGGTTTTATGAAGTTTAAGAATCTTTTCGCATATCTCAGCATTTTGTTTAATTAACATTCCAAGTACCTCAAAGGCCCTGGG